ACAGGTGGAGTAGTAATTGAAACTACAGACCCAACAGAATCTCAAACAGTAACTGTTAGAGGTACTAAAAGAATGAGACCTGACAAAAAACCAGTTAAAGCAACTTGGTATTAATCTATGTGGTTAAGTGCTATTAAATTAGCCGTTTCCGCTGGAAGTAAAATTTACGCTAACAAACAGAGAACTAAAATGGCTATGTCAGATGCACAGCTTATGCATGCATCTCGTATGGCTGAAGGTAAAGAAGCTTACCAAGGAAAATTATTAGAATCTAGACAATCAGACTGGAAAGATGAATTTATTTTGCTTTTACTTTCGGTGCCGATCGTAATGTTGGGATGGAGTGTCTGGTCAGATAATCCTGTACATATGGAAAAAATGGAATTATTCTTTGTGCACTTTGGAAATTTACCTTTATGGTATCAAACAATTTTTGTTGGTGTCATTGCAAGCGTCTATGGACTTAAGGCAACACATTTAATAAAAGGAAAATAATGTCTAGCGTCACAGATATATATACAAAAAATTATAGTGCAGCCCTAAAAAAAGAATTTGAAGACCGTGTACGAGAAATGGAAGATGGAGTTATGTCAGAAGAAGCTGTAGCGTCTATGGTTGCAGCAGAGTTTAGAAAAGCAGCTAAAAAAAAGGGGGGTTTAATAGGTAAACCTTTAGGAGCTGGTGGTAAAAAATAATGGCTTGTTGGGACGGTTACGAAAAAAAAGGCATGAAAAAGAAAGGCAAAAAAATGGTACCTAATTGTGTACCTAAAAAAATGGCTGACGGCGGCCTATCAAACGCAGCAGGGTATTCCCCAGTTATGGGAAACAATAAATTTGGTTACCCAAGTGGTGGTATACCAGTTAAAAAAGGATAAATAATGGCTATAAGTACAAAACAAAAAGAAACTTTAAAAAAACACAGTGTGCATCATTCAAAAAAACATATGAAGGAAATGAAGACAGCTATGAATAAAGGAACCAGTTTTACAAAATCACATAAAGCTGCAATGAAAAAAGTAGGAACATAATGGACGGAATTAATTTACTGTTTAAGTTACAGAAACAAATCAAGGATACTCAGGACGGTATCTCAAACGTATTAATAAATGGTCAAGTTGACAATTGGGACAAATACCAGTATATGGTAGGACAACTAAAAGCATATCAACTAGTTTTACAGGAAATCTCTAACCTGCTAAAAGATAAGGAGCAAAACGATGACGAAGACAACAATATCCACAAACTCAATCCCAAAAATTGAGTTAACTAATACACCGCTCGTTGGTGTAAAAAAATCAGAACCAAAAAAAGAAAAAGACATGACATCTTTACTTCCTCAACCAACAGGTTGGAGAATTTTAGTTTTACCATTTAAAATGGATGAAAAAACTAAAGGTGGAGTTATTATGAATGAGTCTACTTTAGAAAAACAACAAGTAGGTTCCCAGGTTGGAAATGTTTTAGCAATGGGACCTGAAAGTTATACAGGAAAAAGATTTGAGAAATCTGGACCTTGGTGCAAGTTAGGAGACTGGGTAGTCTTCGCACGTTATTCCGGATCAAGAATTCAAATTGAAGGTGGTGAAGTACGTCTGCTAAATGACGACGAAATTTTAGCAACAGTCAAGGATCCAACGGATATCTTGCATCAATACTAACCAATAGGAGAACCTATGCCAGAAGACAAAAACGATAAGATCATAGACTTACCAACAGACGGTCCTGGAGCCGAAGTCACATTACCAGACGAAAATGTAAAAGAAGGACAACAACCAGTTGATGTTCCTGCAGCACAACCCGAAGGAGAAGTTACTATTAAAGAAACACCAGCTCCTGAAGAAAAACCTGCTGAGTTAATTACAGAAAAAACAGAACCAAAAAAAGACGAGTTAGAAGAGTATAGCGACGGTGTTAAAAAAAGAATTGCTAAACTTACTAAACGTATGAGAGAATCGGAAAGAAGAGAACAAGAAGCTACAAAATATGCTCGTTCTGTTATTACCGAACAAAAAGTTCTTAAAGACAGATTGTCTAAATTAGATACAGGCTATGTTTCAGAAATGGAAAATAGAATTATATCTTCCTTAGAATCTGCTCAAGCTAAATTAGGAAAAGCTAGAGAAGAAGGTGACATCACAGCTGAGGTTAATGCACAAAAAGAAATTGCTAAACTAGGTTATGAGGAAGCAAGATTAGCAGAAATGAAAGTACAAAATACTGCTAAAGAAAAAAGACAAACAGCTGAAATAAATCAACCAATCAATATTCAACAAGATATGAAACCAAGACCTGATGCGAGAGCAACAGAATGGGCAGAACAAAACTCATGGTTTGGCAAAGATAACGCCATGACCTACACAGCTTTTGATATGCACAAAAAATTGGTGGAAGAAGAAGGATTTGACCCACAAAGTGAGGATTATTATGTCGAGTTAGATAAGAGAATAAAACTTGAATTTCCCCACAAATTTGGTAATAATACTACACTTACGACTAAACCTACTCAAACTGTAGCTTCGGCTACGCGAGGGGTAAATAAAGCTGGTCGCAGAACTGTGCAACTCACATCATCACAGGTAGCAATTGCTAGAAAACTGAATGTGCCACTTGAAGAATATGCTAAACAATTAAACATAGAGGAGTAATCGCATATGAAAAAAAATGAAACTAACGTAACTGAAGAAATTAAATTGGAGGTTACAGAGGAAGTAGTAAGAGACTCCCGTGCATCCGACAGCAGAGAAGCTACAAAGCGTCCTGTTGAATGGAAAGAACCAAATGCTTTAGATGCCCCAGCGCCGCCGGATGGATTCCGACACAGATGGATAAGATCTGAAAGCCTAGGATTCGACGACACTAAAAATATTGCTGGTAAATTAAGATCAGGATATGAGTTAGTTAGAGCCGACGAATACGAAGGTACCAGTTTTCCAATTGTGGGAGTAGGCAAATACAAGGGAATCATCGGAGTTGGAGGTCTGTTGCTGGCCAGAATACCTAACGAGATCGCAGAGGCTAGATCCAAGTTTTATTCAGATAAAGCTATGGAAAGAGTCGAAAGTGTCAAAAACGATCTACTGAGGGATCAGCACCCGAGCATGCCTATCAGTTATGATAGTCGCTCTAGCAAATCTTTCGGTGGTAAGTAAAAGTTTTTTAACAATTACGACCCAACGAATTTACATTAATCGTAACTAGAAATAGTTACAAACAGAGGATAAATAATATGGCTAATCAAGATGCAGCTTTCGGTCTTAGACCGTTAAAAAGTGTCGGTCAGCAAGATGATTCCACTGGAATGACTCAATATAACATTTTACCTGGAGACGCTTCATTGATGTTTCAAGGTTCTTTAGTTATAGGAACAGCAGGAGGATTTGTAGATATTACTACAGCAGGTAATACTTCTAATCTCGGCGCATTCTGGGGGTGTTTTTACGATGACCCAACAACACAAAAACCTACGTTTAGAAACGCATACCCTGGCGGGATAACTCCAGCTAACGGTGGTGCAATCGAAGCGTTTGTATACGACAGTCCTTACCAAATGTTTGAAGTTCAATCAAACGCAGCGGCTAGCGCAATGTCTCAAGCGGATATTTTTTCGACAGCAGATGTAGCTACACCCGCAGCAGGTACCACTATTAACGGTGTATCTGGTATGGAGTTAGATCAAGGTTCGATCGCTCAAACTGTTCAACAACTAAAAATAATCGGTCTATCTAGAGATCCAGAAAATCAGGACTTTGCTTTTGCTAATCCTAATTTTAGAGTGATGATAAATACTCACTTACTGGGATCTGGCGTGGTCGGAATATAAGGAGTATAAATAATGGCTATATCACGACAACAACTCGTAAAAGAGCTTGAGCCAGGTTTAAACGCCTTGTTCGGCCTTGAGTATAAAAGATACGATTCTGAGCATGAAGAAATTTATGCAAAAGAATCATCAGACAGAGCGTTTGAAGAAGAAGTAATGTTATCAGGCTTTGCTAATGCTTACGTAAAACCAGAAGGTTCTGCGGTTGCATTTGACAACGCACAAGAAACATACACTGCAAGATACACAAATGAAACTGTGGCACTTGCATTTGCTTTAACTGAAGAAGCTATGGAAGATAACTTGTATGATAGACTTGCGTCTAGATACACAAAAGCACTAGCAAGATCTATGGCTAATGCAAAGCAGATTAAAGCTGCCTTTACATTAAACCAAGGTCTACCTGGAATTGCAGCAGCAAATGCATTCCAATCAGGTGACAATGTTAATTTATTTAGCACTGCCCACCCGACTATTGCTGGAACTGTGTCTAACACACTAGCAACACAAGCAGACCTTAACGAAACATCATTGGAGCAGTCTATGATAGACATCGCTGCAATGACTGATGAAAGAGGGTTAAAGATTGCAGCTAGAGGAATGAAAATGATTGTTCCTTCTGAAAACCAATTCAACGCTGACAGATTATTAAAATCTCAAGGTAGAACTGGTACTGCAGACAATGACATCAATGCGCTTAAAAACATGGGAATGATTCCTGAAGGTTACAGAATCAATCACTATTTAACAGACGTTGATTCTTTCTACATCATCACTGATGTACCAAATGGTATGAAGTACTTTGAAAGACTACCTATCCAAACTAAAATGGAAGGTGATTTCTCAACAGGAAACGTAAGATACAAAGCGAGAGAAAGATATTCTTTCGGTGTATCTGACTATAGAGGTATTTTCGGAGTTGAAGGTAGCTAATAAATAGAATATTAAAGGGCCGCCTAAAAATGGCCCTTTTTTTAATTATAAAGGTGTAAATGAAAAATTTCCTAGTAAATATATGGGCGTACGATCATCATGCTAAATTTAAAGTTTTAGCTGAAGATGACCCTATTTCTCTTGAACAGTCAATCCTTGACAAACTCGGAGAAAAAAGTATTATCTGGGAACATATGGGGCAATTATATAACCCTGTAATTAATCGAATAACTTTTGAGGAGGTTATAGATGATACAAGACCTATACAAACAAAAAAGGTCCTTGGAGTTGAAGTGGCAACAGGAGCATATTAATGAAGACAGATATACTCTTGAAATGGTCAGAATTGATGACAAAGTTAAAGAAGTCATTACTC